GACGCCGCTTGACCAAGGCCGGGGCGTGGACGATATACGGCGCCCTGCGTCCCGGGGGTCCGGTGGCAGAGTGGTGATGCAGAGGACTGCAAATCCTCGAATGCCGGTTCGATTCCGGCCCGGACCTTTTTCGACTGCATTTAAAGTAACCTGTTCAAGAGGTTATGGGCTAGGCTGGCAACCCGTTTCCGCGGGTTGCCAGTCATCCGTTCACGTTCCGGGCTTAGCCCCTCTCGGCCCGATGCGCGCCAGGGCAGAGGTTGCAAGCCCCCGCTGGTCCGCTGCGCGCGTGTATCGCTCGACTTCCTTGAGCGTCTTGTGGCCCGTGATGGCCGCAATCTCGTGTGCGCTGCACCCGGCTTCCGCCAGGCGTCGCGCCGCCGCCTTCCGTAGCCCATGCGCCGTGCAGCCGTCCGGCAGCTTCGCCATCCGGGCACGCTCGGAGAACCAACCGGAAAAGCCGGCATCCGTGAAGCCGTGGCCTGCCTCCGTCATCACGAAGACCAGTTGCCCGGGCGGCACGCGGTCCAGCTCGGCACGCAAGGCCGCGTGGATCGGCAGGGACAGGCGCGTGCCGGTCTTGCGCTGGGTCAGGAGGAGGCGCCCGTCCTGGACGTGCTGACGCCCCATGCGCGCCACGTCGCCCGGCCGCTGCGCGGTGTAGAGCAGTAGCGCCATCGCCAGGCGCGGACGGCTGCCGGACGGCCACTGCGCCTCGAACAGCGCAATGTCATCCTCGGACCACTGGCGGAACCCATCGCTGGCGTAGCGCAGCCGGCGGATGCCCAGCGTGGGATCGTCGGCGCGCATCCCGCGGTCCAGGGCGAAGCGCATCAGGATGCGGAGCAGCTTCAACAGGGCATTGGCGGCGCCCGGCGTGGTGGCCTTGGCGTCCAGGAAGCCCAGCACATGCTTGCGCTGCAACAGCGCCGCCGGCTTGTCGCCATGCTCGACGCGGAACCGCTCCAGCACGTTGCGATAGGTCGCCTTCGTCACCTTCGCCAGCCCGGCATAGTCGGCGCTGGACAGGTAGGCGACGGCCAAAGCATTGATGGTCCCCTTCTCCGTGCGTGTGGCGCCCACCGGCGCCCGCTGCCCCGCCAGGCCGGCATGGTAGGCCGCCATGAACTCGACGGAATAGGGCAGCCCCGGCAGCGTCACCCGCGGCAGGCCGGGCTTGCGAAGGTAGTAGCGGACGTGCCCGTTCCGGTCCTTGAAGGCGTGGACGTGCGGCGGGTGCAGAGGGCGGCGCCGGGTCATTCAGCAGCGTCCCAGGGGTTCGGCGCGGCGTTCATTGCGCCGGCCGCGCGCCGGTCCTCTGCCCACCCTGCAAGGTCTTGGCGGTGCCATGCCTTCAAGCTGGCGGTCGTCGGGATTGGCGCCGGCAGCCGGCCCGCCTTCCACTCAGCATCAAAGGTGCTGGGCGACATGCCGACGAAGGCCGCGGCCAGCTCACGGCGCAGCAACAGCGGCCAGCCTGGTAAGGGCATCGCGTCCGCCATCATCCTGCCCCCTGGCCTTCGTTCGTGCCCGGTGCCGGCAACCCGTCCCCGGTGTGCCCCGCCGATGGGCCAAGGTGTGGCATCCCGGCGGCGTCCGCCGGCCAGCTCGGGGCGTTGCCGGGCCGCAAGGCGTCCCCGGCGCCGTGCGCCGGCCAGCCCAGGCCGCGGCGGGCATCGTTCGGCGTCGTGATCCCGGACTGCGTGGCGGCGCAGAAGGCGGCGACCTGGCCGGCGAAGTTGCCCCTTTGTAGCCCCGCCATGTCCAATTGCAGGTGCAGCCCCGGCGGCAGGATGGCGTGATCGAACTCGCTTTCCAACACCGCCACCAGCGGCGCCAACGCCAGTTGCGCGAAGGCTGCCAAGTAGGGGTCCAGCGAGGCCGGGACCCGGACGCCCAACTGCATGAGAGGCTCGGGCACGTTGAACAGCCGGCACACCTCCGCAACCGAAAACTGCCGCGTCGCCAGCAACTCGGCATCGTGCGGCGTGCTGGACGCCGGCTTGAAGGAGAACGGCCCTTCCAGGAGCATCACCTTGCCGGCGTTGCCCGGCCCGCGGAACTCCCCCAGCGATGCCTTGAAGCGATCGCGCTGCGGCTCGGTCAGCACGGCGCCGCCAGTTTCAACGAAGCCGCTCACGCCCAGGTTGTTCCTGAACAGCGCCTCGCTGGTGCGGGCGACCTCTACGCCTTCGCGCACCACGCCGGCTGCCCGGGACAGCACGCTGCGCCCGATCACGCCTTCGTCGGACCGGGCGCGAAGGTGGATCACGTCCGTATCGAGCAGCCGCCGCGGCAGTCCCAGCAACAGCGACTCTGGCGTGGTCGCCACCACGTCATAGGCCAGCCGCGGCCCGGCGGCGCCCTGGATGATGACGGGCAGCAGCCATTGCCAGGGGATCGGCTGCACCGCGATCACGGCGCCGCGCCCGTCACGCACCAGCGCCGCCACCCCGTTGCCATGCAGGAGGATCGAGGAAACGAGGCTCGATATGCAGGCGGGCCAGGACTGGCGCGCGTTGGGCCGGGCCAGCAATGCCCACCCGGTCGCGGTCGGCGGCGCCGCCACCTGGCCGCCCTGCCCATCGTCCATCGTCAGGGTGGCGGGCAGGCAGCTTAGCGCGCCCGCGATCAGCTCGACGCACCCCGCCACCGCCGCCAGAGACTCGGCCAGGTGCGCCGGCACCGTCCCACGCCCGCTGCCCAGCGCCGCCATGCCCCAGCCACCGCCCAGCGGTCCCGTGAACCGGGTTTCCAAAGCGGGCGGGGGCGCGGCGCGGCGCGGCAAGCGGGACAGGACGCCCATCGGTCAGAGCATCGCCAGCACGCGGGCGCGCACGGCCGCCGCTGCGCCCAGCACGCCCCGGCTTCGCGCCGTCACCGTGGTTTGGCTGTAGGCCGGGAACGTCTGGACGATGGACACCTCGATCAGGTCCACGGCGATCAAGGTCCGGGTATCCCGGGTGGGCCATGCCTCTTGCGTCACCCGGAAGCCGATGCTGCACCCGCCCAGGTCCCCACGCTGCGCCAGCGCAAGCATGTCCCTGCCCGTGCCTGTGTCGGGCACGTCCAGGCTGAAGGCGAGGCCGCGGGCGTCCTCTTGCAGCCGCAACGTCTCGCTGGACGTGCGGGCTAGCAGCCGCGAGGGGTCGTGATCCGCCAGCGCCACTACGTCCAGCGCCGGGTTGAGCAGCGACGCGCGGAAGGCACCGGGCTTGATTGTCTCGGTGAAACTGCCGATCACCGCCGGGACGTTGAACACAGCGGCATGCCCTTGTAGGGTGCGGCCCACCGCGCGCAACTCGACGGCGGCGCGGCGTTCCATGCCATCAGGGAAGCGGGCCGGTCCCACCGGGTCAGGTGCCCACGTCGCTGGCGGCGGCGAACGCCTCCGGGTGGCGCACGGCCACGTCCACATCGGCGATGATGCGGACTTGCACGGCGCCGCGACGGTAGGCGTCCCCGAACGGGTTGCTGGTCAAATCCAAGGCGTCCCAAATTCCCACAAGCAGGTTGTCCCACGACCCGAACACCAGGCTGGACCGGGCCGGGTGCGCCCCGGTGCCCGTGGTGGCGGGCGCCACCGGGATCAGGTTCGTTGCGGCATAGGCGTAACCGGCCAGCATGTCCGGCGCCGACATGATGAACGGGGAGGCCACGCCCGGCACGGTCAGGGTGTCCATCGCCTTGGCGCGGATGAGGCCGTTGCCCACGAAGCCGGGCCGCAGCATCGGCACGTTCGCATTGTCCAGCGCGGCCGGCAGCGCCAGCACGTTGACCCAGCTCAGGCCATCGGCGAAGGGCACCTTCACGACGCCAGGGGTGTTCACGATCCCCCGCGGCACGATCCCGTCTCCCGTCCCGACCAGGGCGGCGCGGTCTATCTCGACGGCCAGCGCCCGCATCAGGTCGTTCCGCAAGAGGGCGTCCACGTCGGCAGACGAGTTTAACAACATGGTGCGCGAGTATTCCGTGATCGCACCGACATGCTTGACGGCCAGGGCCACCGCGTCGAAAGCCGCGTCGGTGTCCGGGATCGGCTGGTTCTCCCCGAACCATCCGACTGAGGTTCCCTGCGTCACCCGCGGCACGCTGATATTGCCGGTAAGGCCCGTGAGGTAGGTTGCCCCCAGCTTGTCCAGTATCGTGCTGGCGCGAAGGGGATCAATCAGCAAATCGTCCCGGACGATGGTGGGGACCAGCGCCGCGCCGGTCGGCGGCGTGTTCTGCGCGCCGCTGGTCAGCGCCCGCCGTTCCGCAGCAGCCCGGGTCAGGCCGCGCAAGCTCACGTAAAGGCCAGTCGGGTTCTTGCCGCGCTGGCGGGCGATCTCTGCGGATGCCTCCCGCGCCAGGCCGGCGCCGCGGCCGGTATCGCCCAGGGTGGCGGCGATCACATCCGAGACGCGGACCTCCGCGGCCATCGCCTCGAACCGGGCGTCTCCGACCGGCTGCCCGGCGGCGCGGCGGTCCAAGTCGTCTATGACAGCCTGGCGCCGCTCCGCAGCGTCCAGGGTCGCCAGCTCGGCCGTGAAGGCGTCCCACCGAGTTTGCGCCTCCCCGGGCAAGCCGGCGTCGGCCGCGGCAGTGTGCAGCGTCCGCAGCTCCTCCCGCACGGCATCGCGCCGGGCGATCATGTCTCGTAAGGTCATTGCAGGCGTTCCTTTTGGAGCGGGGGGGTTGGGCGGTGCGGCGCCGGGGCATCTCCGCCGTCGTCGTCGGGCCGCAGCCGGCGGGCATATTCGGCTTCGATCGCCTGCTTCTGTTGCACGGCCAAGGCGTCGAACTTGGCGCGCAGCGCCATAAACTGCACGGCATCGGCGCCGGCCAGGGTGCGGACGTCGCGCCCGGCGATCAGGGCGTTCCATTCGTTAACCACCGCCTCCAATCGCTGGCCATAAAGCGTCCTGCCATAGGCTTGGGCGGCATCGGCTGCGGCATGGGTCACGGGATCGGCCAGCCGGGACCGGCGACGGGCGGCGGTTTCACGACGGGCCATGATGTGTTCCCTCCGGGGATAGGCGTTGAAGGGCCACTGCATCGCGCTGCCGGAACAGCACGACGGCGTGCAGCAGGTCGGCGAGCATGTGGTCGGCAGGGACGATGACGTGCGGGCCGCGAATCGGGGCGCCATAGACCTGCGCCGGGTCGGCGGGCGGCAGTGCGGCTCCGGCGCCGCGCCAGGCGAGCACCGGCTGGCCGTTGCGCCAGGCCAGCACGAGGCATCGGTCGCCGTTGCAATCGGCACGGCTCGCGGCCCCGGCCACCGTCGCGGCCAGCTCCGGCGGCAGGACGTGGCGCTGCCCTAGCTCGGCGAACACCACGGCGCCCAGCGCCAGGCCCGCCGGCAGCCGGCCGTCATCGTTGGGCGCGAAGGGGCCGGACAGCAGCGCCAGGGCGTCCGGCAGCGACCAGCCCAGCACGCCGGCAAGCTCGGCAACCGTTAAGGTGGCGGCGGCCGTCATGCCACGGCTTCCGCCGCTGCGGGCGCAACCTGCAAGTGCTCCGTCCGCAGGATCACGTCATCTATGATGGCGTCCGCCGGGATCACGATGTAGGGCTGGCGCAGAGATGTCCGGTCGTCGTCATCGTGCCGAGGCGGATACTGGCGCGTCATGCCGGGGCGGCCGGTAGTGTCCACCCATGAAAACAGCGGGCCGAACTGTCCCCAGGCCAGCACTAAATTGCGGTTCGGTCGCGGCCCGCCTGGCGGGGCCGGCGGCCGGGTCAGGCAGTAGCGGGCGATCTCCTCCGCCAGCAGCGCCGCCACGTCCAGCGGCGCCATGCTGTGCTGCGCCAGGCAGCCGGCTGCGGCCAGGCGCACGGCATCGGCAACGCTGTAGCTAATCATGCCGTCCGGCCCAGTGCTACCTAAATGCATGATATTGCGGACCCGCCAGTTTATTAAGCTCCGGGCCGACACCCCGGCCAAGCGTGTGACCTCGGCCCCCGACATGGTGTAGGCGTTCAGGTCAATCAGCTCATCGCCCCCGGGATCGGACGCCGAAACGCTCAAGTTTCCCTCGATTGATACCGCCATCAGCCATAATCCTTTCATGCGATCCAGCGCAATCGGTTAAGTGGATTGGATGCGAAAATCGGTGCTTTGCCGGGGTTTTCGCTCCGGCTTTCTCGCATAGTGCATGGCTGTCCGCGCGTTTTGTACTGGTGTGCGTGCGTTTTGCACGGATTTGCCGGGTAATTGCGTGCGTATTGCGCGGTATGCTTTTGCGAATCGGAATGCCCGTGCGTTTTGCACGATTTGCATTTCCTGGATCGGGGTATCTGTGTTGGCCCCGGGGCAGAGGCGCATCAGTTGGCACGGGGGACGGCTTTCAGCCGGTCCCAAGGGCTGTCCGGGTCCGGCGCCGCCTCGGGAGAGCGCAGCCGGGTCCGCCCAGCCGGGTCCAGTCCCAGCCGGTTGGCAACGTTCGCCATCGTGGCGATGTAGGAGGCCGGCATGGGCACGTAGGGGTCCGCCCGCTCCGCTGCGGCGAACCGCGCCCACATCTGGGAGTATGTCGCCAGCGTGCCGCGGTCCAGCGGGGTCAGGATGCCCAGCTCCGCATAGCCTGCAACTACACGGTCCCACTCCGCCCGCGCCTCCGGCAGCAGCCATTCCGGCGCGTCCGGGGCACCGCCCGCGGGTTTCGGCTCCCGGGCGCGGTCAACATGCCGGCCAGGCCGTAGAGTGCCTTGCAGGCGGAGCAGCGCGGTCGGCTTTGCCGGCCTACCCATGCCCACCCGGCGATTTCCGTAGTGGCTGCGTGAAAGATCGTTCCCCAAACGGTCCAGCCCCCCATCCGGCCAATTCTGCGACCCTCCCCTGGGGCGGCCCCGTCATGCCGCGCCCCACCGGTTCACGTAGGCCGCGATCACCTCCCGACCCATCGCCCGGGCCAGATCGTCCGGCAGCATGACGCCCGGCGTCCACTTGCCGCTTCCCGGGTGGCGCCACTGCGGCCCGCTTACCGCCAGGTCGCCATCCAGGCACCGGAACACCCGGACGCCCTGCAAGACCAACTCGACGCCGCCCATGTCCAGCGTGACGTTTGCCAGCGCCAACAGCCGGCCGGCTTGGCGCACCCTCTCGACGCCCAGCACCTCGAAGCGCGCGGTGACGGTTTCGCTCATGCGCCAGCCCTCCGCCCCGCCCTGGACGCCGGCCGGCGCCGGGCTGCATCGGCCAGGCGGTCGTCACGCGGCCTGCCCTCCGCCGCGGCGTCAGGGGCAGCGCCGGCCTTCGCCACCACGCCGCCGGCTGCCCGGATGCGGGCCAGCGCCTCGCCCTTCGCCGTCACGTCCGGCAGGGGGCGCAGCACCGGGCCAGGTTGCGCCCCTTCCCGCTCCACCCGTGCCGCCGCCAGATCCCGGAACAGCCCCTCGATGGCACCTCGCACGTTGCCCCGCTCCACCTCGTCCGGCGGCGGACGGCCTTCCTGCCGCGGCGCCGGCAGGGCCAACACCGGGCGATGCAGATAGGTCCGCCGGTAGTCATCCAGCGCGTCCATGATCTCGCTCAACGCCGGCACGGACTGCCGCCGCGGTGCCCTCGCCACATGCGCCATCGTGGCGGGGGTGAACAGCGCGTCGGACACGTCGAGCATGAAGGGCAGCATGGCGACCAGCGCCGTCACGCCATCAACCGGGAAGGCCGGACTGACCAGCTTGGCGAGCATGGCGCACCACTCGCGGCGATGCTTGTCAGAGGCGGCGGGCGTCACTGCACCAGCCCCAGCGCGGGTTGCAGGAAGGTGGCATCCGGCATCAGCCCGGCGGCCCGCAACACCGCTTCGTCGGAGTGCCTGTCAGGCTTGGCCTTGCGCTGTGCGTCGAACTCGACTTGGCGCAGGCACCAAAGCTGCCACGCCTGGCGCCAGTTGCGCTTGCGCGGGTTCTTGTCGGTCGTGTGCCAGTGAAGCCGGAACCTCTCCGCCACCGCGTCCGGGTCCAGCTTGAGCTTGACGGCATAGGCACGTCCCGCTTCGTCCAGCGTCCAGTCATCCGGCAACAGGGTCCCGCGCCGATCTGGCTTGGTGGGCGGCTTGGTCGGCGAGGGGTGCGGCGCCAAAGGCGGCGCGGCGCTACTCCCCACAGCACTACCCTTTATTATCTTAGAGTCTTCTTGTTCGGGGGCAGAATCTGCCGGGGTCCGGGCGTCGGCAGTCGGGGCGGAGGGGTCGGACCCCGGCAAATTCTGCCGGGGTTGCAGCTCTACCCCGGCAGATTCTGCCGGGGTGGGTGCATCGGACCGTGGCACCACCTGCCGGGGTTCCCCGCCCGTCACGGTGCCGGCTGGCGAGGCCGGGACCGCCAGCGTGTAGATGCGGGACCGCCCGGCCCGGCCTTCGGTTTGGACTTGCACAAGCCCAGCCGCTGCAAGCACGTGGAGGGCGACCCGCGCGGCCCGCTCAGACATGCACCCCTGTTTCGCCAGCCGGGCGACGGATGGCCAGCACCGCCCATCCTTGCCGGCGTGGCCGGCCAGCAGCAGCAGCAGCACCTTGGAACTGGCTCCCAATTTAACATGCTGCACCTGCATGGCCCAGCGCATCGCATCCAGGTTGACAGCCTGGACGGGCGCCGCGGGCGGCTCGGCCGCTGCCGGCGCCTGGCCGGGGACGGGACAGGCAGCCGGACGGCCCTTAGCCCCCGCAGCGCCGCCGCCGGGCCGCAGATCGTGGCGGAAGGCGACCCGCGCGGGCAGGTCCGCCGGGTCCATCACATCCCAGCTCATAGCTGCACCCCGCCGGCAGCCGGGCTAAAGGGCGCCATCGCCCCGGACGCGGGCGCGACGTGGGTTGCCAGGGCGGACACAACGCGCTGGTAAGCCTTAACCTTGCGTTGTGCGCGGTGCCGTAACCGGGGCAAAACCCCGGGTGAGCGTGTGTTTCAGGCGGGCTGACCGCGACAGCGGATGAGGTCGGCGAGCGGGGCGACGGCGGGAGCATCGGGGACGCCGATCCTGGCGCCGAGGTAGTCC